GGCCTCGTGCTCCTCATCGTGTGCTACCGAAGGGAGGAAAAAATCGTGATCTGGAATCAATTGCCGGGAGCGATGAACGCGAAGTGCGGCTCGTGCGGCACGCCCGCTCACATCTTCAACCCGGAACATGAGAGAATCGCCCGCTGTGTTGTGTGCGGTGGTACAATCGCACTACTCTCCGATGAGGGAGAAAACACGGTGGAGGTGGAGGATGTCTTCAGGGAAGACGGATCGACTGTCGGTGGCGACGCTCCGGCGGGGAGCGGCAATTGAGCTTGTGGATGACGCCCTCGAGCGGGTGCTCGAGAACATCCACGACCCGAACACCGACCCGGAGGCGATGAGGCAGATCAACCTCACGCTGAAACTGAAACCGGACCGAAAGCGCGAGATGCTGTCGATCGACGTCTCGGTCGCCTCCAAGCTGGCGCAACCGACGAGCTTCTCGGGCACCGCGTTCTTGATCAATACGAGGGACGGTCTACGGGCCGTCGAGAACGACCCGCGGCAACCGGGCCTCTTTGAAGAGTCGGAGACGGTCTCCGACGACGGCAAGGTGGTCGAGGCGGCCGAAGACTTTGGAGGTGGATAATGTTGGCGGAATTTCTTGACAAGATGAAACTCATGATTCTCGCGGCCGAGCCCGAGAAGCACATCGAGACTCAGCCGGGCACGCGGACGTTCTACCACGGGCAAGAGGTCATCGACCCGGAGCCGGGCAAGATCGACGTGACGACCCTCGCCGGGCTGATCGAGGTCGCGACGCATCTCCTCGACCGCGACGAGCCGCTGTTTGGGATCGTGATCAGCGACCCGACCACGGTGTACCTCTACGGCGAGGAGGATCGGCACCGGCGTCGGCCGCTATTGGCGGAAGCGAATTGCCCGCCGCGGACCCGCTTTCCGCTCGAGAATTGGATGAGCCAAGAGGACTTCGTGACGATGGCTCAGGCTTGCTTTGTCCCGTCCAACAACTTGACGAAGATGCTGCAAGTGATCGGAACGCTCAAGGCCGGGCGGGTGACGACCTACGAAGACGACGGCGTGACTCAGCAAGTACAGGCGACGGCAGGGATCGAGCGCGTGCAACTCGTCGACGTGCCGAACCCGATCAGGCTCGCGCCCTATCGGACCTTCATCGAGATCGAACAGCCGACGAGCGAGTTCGTGCTCAGGCTCCGCGGCGGCGGTGAGAACGAGAAGCCGAAGATGGGGCTCTATGAAGTGGTCGACGGCGAGTGGAGGATCGACGCGATGAACGACATCAAAGCGCACCTCGACGGATTGATCCTCGCCGACGGCGACTTCGACTCGTCGAGCTTCCGCGTCTTTGTATGATAGGAGTGCGGTGACGGTTTAGCGACCGTGGGATGAGACCTCGCAACGGGACCGACGTCGGGCGTACAATGGCGAGGCCAATGGTGGAGCCGGTGGGGGTGAACCGGCCACCGCATTTTTGAAAACCAGAAAAGCGCGGAGCCCGCCGGAGCGCCCCCAACCCTCCTCGGGCAATTTACGATCAACCGCGCTCGAGCGCCCGGTTCGCCCTCATTCCAAACACGCGCTCCGGGCGCTCTCTTTTTGTGGTAGGCTTGAGACCCGCCAATTGATCCACCTCCATCCGGGTCAAGGCCGGGATCGAGCCCTCGGACACTCCTAAGTGGGTGGGGCACCGAGGGCTCTTTTCTTGCGCCCGAGCCCTCCGCGGTGTACGTTAAAAGCGGGGGTCGATTGGCACAAAAGGGCACACGAAAAAAAGAGGCTCCGCCGGACCTTCCCGAGATCCCGGGCCTCGACATGAAAAAGGCCGCGATCTGGCGGCCTCGATTCCTCGCCTCGCTGGCCGAGCACGGGCACGTCGTTTTCGCGTGCAAAAAGGCGAAGGTCAAACGCAACACGGCGTACAAGCACAGGCGCTCGGACCCGGAGTTCGCGAAACAATGGAAGACCGCGCTCGACGAGGCGATCGACATGGTCGAGGGTTCGCTGATCTCTCGCGCCATCGTCGACGACACGACGGCCGCGATCTTTTTGCTCAAGGCTCACCGACCCGAATTGTATCGAGAGAAATTTGCCGCTGAAATAGCTGGTATCGGAGGGGCTCCGATCAAGCTCACGACGCCCATCGAACGCGATGCGCGATTGGCCGAGTTGATCGCAAGGGGTCTCGCCGATGGCAAGTCCAAGTCCGACTGATTGGTCCCTCGACGATCTTGTGTTGGCTCTTATGAGTCCGGCCCTCGATGTCGATGAGCGGTCCGAACTGATCAAGCTCGCGACCTCCATCCCCTCGAGGCGGCGGCTCATGGCGGAGGTGCTCGGCTTCGATGAACTGGCCGACGTCTACTTCGCCGACCGCCCTCACCGACCCAACCCCGGCCCACAGACGAGGCTCATGTTCGAGGACGCCGACGAGATCGGATACGGCGGCGCTCGGGGCGGGGGGAAAAGTTACGGGTTTTTGATGCACTTCGCCGAGCAAGCTCTAACGTGGGGATACTTCGCCCGCGGCATCCTCTTCCGGCGGCGTTTCGTCGACCTCGAGGATCTGATCGAGGACTCCCACCGGGTCTATGCTCCGCTCGGCGGCGTGTTCTACGCGGGCGGAGGGCGGCCGTACTGGCGACTCCCGGGCGGGGGGATACTCCGCCTCCGCTACCTCGAAAAAGAACAGCACGCGGCTCTCTACCAAGGCCACGCTTACACATGGATCGGCGTCGAGGAGGCGGGCACCTATTCGAGCTTCCGGCCGATCGAACTCCTCCGCGGCTGTCTCCGGTCGGTGTTCGGCGTGCCCTGTCAAATGCTCCTCAACTTCAACCCGGGCGGCGTCGGCCACGGGTGGCTCAAGTCTCGGTACATCGACCCGGCTCCGCCCGGCGAACAGATCGTCGAACACATGAAGGTCGGCGGCGAGATGCGCGAGTGGCGGCGGGTGTTCATCCCGGCGCGGCTCGAGGACAACCCGGCGCTCGAGGAGGCCGACCCCGAGTACAGGACGCGGCTCGAGATGGTCCGGCCGGAGTGGCTCCGCAAGGCGTGGCTCAACGGCGACTTCAACATCGTCCCGTCCGGCGGGATGTTTGACGACGTGCTCAACGATGCCGGGCTCCTCAAGGTCGTCATCGACCCGTTCCCGATCCCCGACAACTGGCCGGTCTACCGGGCGCTCGATTGGGGCTCGGCGAAGCCGTTCTCTGTCGGGTGGTGGACGGTGGCGAACGGCGAAGACGTGGAACTCGGCGACGGTCGGACGCTGTCGTTCGCTCGGAACTCGCTCATCCGAATCGCCGAGTGGTACGGCACCGGCGGCGACACCGACTCGCCGAACGAGGGGTGCCGGATGACCGCGGCCAACGTCGCGAAGGGCATCCTCGAGCGCGAGAAAAGGCTCAAGGTCAAGGCCAAGATCAAGCCCGGCCCGGCCGACACGCAAATCTACGCTCAGGAGGGACACGAGCGGACGCTCGCCGACGAGATGAAAGACCCGGACGGCACCGGCGCGAACAAGGGCGTCCGCTGGAAAAAGGCGAACAAGGGACCGGGCTCGAGGGTCAACGGGTGGGATGCGATGCGGCGCGTGTTCGAGGCCGCCATCGAGGGCCGCGAGAAGCCGGGGATGTTCATCTTCAACACATGCCGCGATTGGATTCGGACGGTGCCGATGCTCCCTCGAGACACGATCGACCCGGAAGACGTCGACACGAATTCCGAGGATCATATTGCAGACGAGACGAGGTACATGCTCACCACGAAACGCGGGAAGGTGAGCGAGGAGCCGTGGGAGGTTTGAGATGGCCGATGTAGCGACGCCGAGCGAGCTATACCAAGAGTACGAGGAGAAGCGAAAGCTACCTCGGACTCTCATGGGCGGAACGTCGGCGATGCGGGAAGCCCGGACCGAGTATTTGCCACAGGAGGAGGGCGAACAAAACAGGCCGTACAATAACCGGCTCGCCCGAACATTCCTCTACAATCATTTCAAAAAGACGGTCATGTCGCACACCGGCCAAGTCTTCGACCGGCCGGTGGTGGTCGACGGCCCCGACATGCTCGTCGAGGATTGGGTGCCGAACATCACCAACGAGGGCCGGTCGCTGACCGCCTTCATGAAAGACGTCTTCGAGACGGCGCTCGCCGAAGGGCTGTCGATCATCCAAGTCGATTATCCTCGAGCGCCGGAAGGCATCTCCGTCGCCGACTCGAGGGCGCTCGACCTCCGGCCTTATTTGGTCGAGGTGCCGCCCGCGAACCTCATCGGGTGGGATTGGGAGGTCGTCTACGGCAAGCCGGTCATCACCGAGGCGCGGATCGTCGAGGAGTATTTCGACGACGAGGGCTCGCGGCAGGAACAAATCCGCGTGCTCACGCCGGGCGCGTGGGCGACCTTCCGGCAGAGCAAGGCCGACCAAGAATACAAGCTCGACGAGAGCGGCACGACCGCGCCGATCAACTTCGTGCCCTTGGTCCCGGTCTACACCGGCAAGAAATACGGCCCGTTCATGGCCGACCCGCCGCTGACCGACCTCGCCGATCTGAACCTCGAACACTGGCAATCGGGGAGCGATCAGCGGCACGTCCTCCATGTCGCCCGGGTGCCGGTGCTCTTCGGTGCCGGGTGGGAGGATGAGGTCACGAAGATCACCATCGGCCCGAACCGATTCGTCAAGGCCGACAACCCGAACGCGACGCTCTCGTTCGTCGAGCACTCCGGCAGGGCAATCGAGGCCGGTCGACAGGATCTCATGGACATCGAGCAACGGATGGCGAAGGTGAGTCTCGAGATGCTGATCTCCGATCGGCCGGGCGACATCACCGCCACCGAGCGAGCGATCGAGCGGGCCGAGAACGAGTCGGCTCTTCAGACCATCGCCCGCCACACCCAAGACGCGATCGAGATGGCGCTCGAGATCATGCTCGAGTGGGCCGGGATGCCGAGCGAGGGGCTCGAGGTCGACGTCAACCGGAACTTCGAGATCAAGATCACCGACAGTCAAGAGTTGACCGAGCTTCAGACGCTCAGAGCGAACGGCGACCTCACCCGCGAGACCCTGTGGTACGAGTTCCGCCGCCGCGGCGTCCTGTCCGACGACTTCGACGCGGAAGCGGAGGCCGACGCGCTCGGCCAAGAGGGGCCGCCCGGGGGAACCTTCGGCGGTGAGTGATGCCGGAAAATCGGTACTTCCCACCCGGGATTGAAACGACCGACGCGGAGGTTTGGTGGGCCGGGCTGAACCCTCGAGACCGGCAATTCAACGAGACGATCCTCCGCGGGCTCGACCTCATGAGGGCGACGAACTACGAGCGGCGGCTCATCGCCTCGATGCTCGGCGACCTCCACAACGAACTCGTGAGGGCGCTCGTTCAGGCGGACATTTACTCCGGCGCTGTCGAGCCCTCGCCGACCGGCAAGTACCCGCTCAAGCGCCTCGCGGTTCTCGGTCGGACGGTGGAGGAGTTGATCCGCGACGGGTACACTCGGATCGGCCAACGCCTCGACGACACGCTCCAAGTGATCGCGAAAGACGAGAGCCGGTGGGTGCAGGAGGCCATCAACGCGGCGACGCAAGAGGACTTCATAACTGTCGGGCTGACCGAGGACGACCTCCGCCACCTCGCCACGAACACGATGATTGCCGGTTCACCGGCCCGCGATTGGTGGGATCAGCACAGCTTCGACACGCAAGAGCGATTCATGCGGGAGGTCCGCAACGGGGCGCTCCGTGGCGAGTCGGTTCAGGAGATCGCCCGGCGCATCCGCGGACAGCCGACCGGCCGCCGCGAAGGCTACAAGACGGCAGACGGCAAACAGCGGTACAACGTCGAATTCA